GGAAGCGTTGAATCACCGACCCCGGGTTTCCCCGGAGCCGGCCTTGGTTGTCTTGGTCGAAACTGTCCTTCTCAGAAGTTCAGCTTCTTGCTCTTGCACAGCCAGTAGCCGATCACGGCCCCTGCAAGCAGGATCCCGGCGGCAAGCACGATGTCGTTCAGCATCACTTCATCTCCTTCTGAGCCTCTTGGAAGGCTTTGTCCCAGAGTGGATCGGAGGCCCTCTTGGCCGCCACCCACTCACGGATGGTCTCTGGCTTCTGTTCAGACATGACGGACGCGGCCAGGGTCGCGTCAGCCTTGGTCTTCCTCGGGATCCACCCGATGACCGCCTTGATCCCGGACCCGATCCCGGTCTGGGCAAGGATCACCACCACGGCCACCAGCACCGCTGCGATGGCTCCCCACTTGAGGAGGTCCAGCAGGTCCGAGGGCTTGTTCTGGACGTTGGGGAGTTCCTTGTGGATCCCCGCGGCCAGCTCGTCAATCCTCGAGGCACCCTTGACCACCACGGGGTCACCGACCTCGGCACCGTGGACGGAGAGCGCCTGAGCCTCCTCGCGGATGGCGTTGGTGTTGACCGCGATCCGCTGCACCGGGTTGCACCCGGTCAGCAGGAGGACCGCGAGGATGACGTGGCGCATCAGCCGTTGATGAACTGGCTCATCGCCATCTTCCGGGCCACGTCCTGCCGGAAGGCAGCGTCGGTCTTGTACTTGGGGTCGCTCATGGCGGCGACCATCTCGGCCTTGGAGCGGAACCCGACCTGTGCACCCGTGGGCTTGCCCTCGATGCGCGAGGGGTTCCGGTTCTCAGCCTCGTACCGGGCCGCGAGGTTCTTCACGGCGAACGTGGCGGTCTTGAGGTCACCCGAGGCCATGAGGCCGTTGAACGCCTCCTGCTCCTCGGCGGGGAGTGCCGTGGCAGCCCACTCGAGGACCTTGGTGAAGGAGTCGCGTCCGCCGACCTTCTCGTAGACGGTCTCGGCCTGCTTCTCGGCAACCGCCCGCTGGCCCTCGATGTAGGCATCGACCACGGCCTTGCCGAAGCCCATGTCCTGAAGGGCCTTGTAGGACGCCTCCGAGAGCTGGCCGTCCTTGCGGTACTCCTGGACGTAGTTGTCGAGGGCCTCTGGGCCGACGACCTTGGAGGCATCCTCCTTGGCCTTGGACGCCTGCTCCTCGGAAGGCTTCTCGCCGCCGAGCTTCTTCTGGAGCTCGAGGTACGCCTTCTCGAGTTCCTTGGCATCCTTGAACTTGCCGGCAAGCGGGGCGGGAGACTCCGGGGCATCCTGTTCCTTGGGAGGAGAGGTTGCGTTTCCGAAGTCCCCCGCGGGCTCGTTGGCCGAAGCCGCTTGCTTCTCTGCCGCCTCTGCGCGGGCGAGATACGCCGCGTCATTGGGGCCGACTGATTGATCCGTTGCGAACGAAGGCGTCGATTCAGGCATTCACCATTGCTCCTTGTCCCTGTTGGTCCATTCCCTGTGCCATGAGCTTGGCACCGCCCTGAACGACGGACGGCCCGAGCTTCTCCATCATTGCCATCTGCTGCATCTGCTGCTGCTCCGCTTGGAGCTGCTCCTGGCTCTTCACCAGCCCGTTGAGGTCCAGCCCGAGGCTCGACGCACGGCGAGTGAGGTAGCCCTGCACGTCGAGGTACTGGGCGATGGCCTGCGGGCCGAGGCTGTCCCGGATGCCGGCGAGGAAGAAGTCGAGCTTCTGGAGGTCCTGCCCGCGACCGAGGGCGTCGAGGCCCGTCACGATGATCGGGCGCACGATCCCCTTGGGGAGCTTGCGGAGCTTCTTCCGCTTGAGCATCGAGGTCAGAACCAGGTTCACCAGAGGGAGGCTCAGTTCCTCGCTCAGGGTGGCGAAGACTCCCCCGAGGCTGGCCTCGAGTTCCGAGATCATCGCCCGGATCTCCGTGGCCGTCACCCGCTCACCCGGGCGCTGGACCGAGGTGTTCAGGAGGAACGCGAAGCCGATGCGCTCCTTGATCCCGTTCATGGTCTCGAGGGCAACCCGGAAGTCCTGGTACTTCTCCACCTGGAGCACCGAGACGTCCTCGGCAACGCCGTCGCGGATGGCACCGTTGGGGGCATCCTGGAGGGTCCGTGCCGAGGTCAGCCCGTTGGGGTTCACCAGAAACAGCATCCGGCTGGCGGCGAGGCTTGCCTCGACGATGCTGCGGGTGAGGCTCTCAAGGCTCATCAGGTCACCGAGGTACTCCTCGACCAGGCCGCGCCCGTAGTCCTCGCCGCTCACCCGGTTCCAGCGGAGGATGATGTAGGGGAGGTCCTCCTCCTTGTAGGAGGTGCGGGAGCCTTCCACTTCCTTGCCGCAGACCTCCTGCCATGAGTCGAAGCCGCCCGAGTCGCCCCGCTGGACGACCGTGAAGACGTCAACCTCACGCTCCCCGTCCCCATGCTCCATGTAGACGGCATCCTTGAGGTCCTGCGGGAGGGCGTCGGTGGAGACGCATTCCTTGGTCACCAGGGTCAGGAGGTTGTCCGAGGAGTCCCGCTCGACCACGAAGGACTCGAGGCCACGGAACTTCCACTTCCCCTTGGGGGTCAGTTCCAGCAGCCCGTTCCCCGAGATCAGGAGGTGGCGCATGGCCTCGTACAGCACCGGGCGCAGCCGCATCCCCTCGATCTCGTCCATCATCTCCTTCTCCATCTCGGAGAAGGCGTAGTCGAGCTCGTTGAGGAGCTGGGTCGCCTGGGCCTGCCGGACCGTCTCCCGGTTGAGGGTGAACCGGAAGAACGGGGTGTTGGGAGGCAGCAGCGACAGCAGCAGCTTGGCCGCGAGGTTGTTCACCCCACGGGCCCCGAGGCTGTTGTAGGGGGTCGGGAGGGCCGTCACCGGACCAGCCCCGTCCGGGGGGTAGGTGAACGGAAGCGTCAGTTCCGCGCAGCGTCGGGCACGGTCAACGTAGGACGTCCGCCCGCCGTCAAGGCGGTTCCAGAGCTGCTTGGCTGGATACATTCAGGATCCGGACCCGGGGATCTGGGCACCCGACTGCATCGAGCCCATCGGGATGGTCAGGAGGTTCAGGCCGTACTGCCCGGATCGCCGCTTTTGGCGGGCCGAGAGGGGAGCCGAAGCCGCTTCGGCCATCTTCACGGGAGCCGGCGGGGGAGGTGCCGGGGGCGGCGGGGCCGGGATGCTAGGGCTGCACACGATTGGGTTTCTCCTGCTGTTCTTTGACGATTCGTTCGAGGTACTGGACGACGCTCCAGGCCCCGAGGCGGTGCCAGATGTGACGATCCCCGTCCTCAAGTCGAGGAACGGGGACCGGGAATCGCCGCTTCAGGGCTCCCACCAGGGCTGGCGGGATCAACGGGATGTCGTCGTCAGGCTGCATTGCTGTCCATAGGTGCCTGTTTGACCTCCCCGAGGTCGTCCAAGGACCGCGGCAGAGACCCCTCCTTGATGCGGTCGAGGGTCCAGAGGTAGGCAGCAAGGTTCCACCGGCAGGCCAAGACGTGAGGCTCGTCCCGGTGGCCCATCATGTACTTGGCGAGGTGGCGGCAGGCCGAATCGAGGTAGCGGGACAGGGGTTGCCCCTTCTCCCAATTCCGGTCTCCGTACCGCTTGGAGCCCAGTTCGATGTACCTGGCGTCAGCCCAGATGACCTCCCACGGGAGAAGGTCGAAACGACCCTTCCCTTCCCGGCTGTCCCGGACGCTTCCGGTGTCCCAGGTCTGCCGGGCATCGCTTCCACGGATCGTCATGTCGTCAAGCTTGTGCTCTGTCACTTGGTTCCCTCCTTGAAACAGACCCATCCGCGCTGCTCTGCAATCGCCATAGGGGAAAATCTTGCCGGATCAATATTGCCGTGCTGCCAGTCCAGCCTGCTTTCTAGATTGCAGACCATCCGCCTCGCCTCGTCGCGTTCGCCCTGCGCCGCGTTTCGCTCGTTCAGCAGGCGAAGGGCGTCTGCCTGCCACCGCTCCGCGTCCCGCCTCGCCTCGTTGCGCTCTCGCACCGCTTGGTCGCGTTCAAAAATGAATCGCTCCTCTTGCCGAGTCCACTCGCGCTGATATTCGGCAAGGCGTGTGGAAAGTCGTCGGTAATCCTCTATTGCTTGATCGCGGAGTTTCTTCATGTCGCTTATCCACGCACGATGCGACTCCTCTGACTTAGAACGGTCCCAAGTCGCTTGGCCCCATGCAGACCGCGCCTCGTCGCGCTCGGCGGTGAGGCGGGCGATCTCGGTATGCAGCCTGGCGATCACCGGGCTCTCGGTGAAGCCATACGGTTCGTGCTCGTCCCTGTGGTCGGTCATGCGAGACTCCTTGCAATCATCGGGCGCACAATCGCAATACTCCGGATGTCAGTTCCATTCTTCTGATCCACCGCACTTTTGAGTGTCTGTGCGACAATGCTGCCGATGTGTTCGTACTGTTTGTTGACTCGGTACAAGTCCTCAACGAACTCGGGTGTCATCAGAAAGGTTGTTACGACCTTGACGCTCGTAAGCATCGAAATGTCGTGCCCATGCTTTTTGGAGGTTCGTTGATCTTGTTCAGCCTCTACTAGAACAACGATGTCGCAGAGCCTTTGTCTCGCCTCGTCGCGCTCCTTGCGGAGTCGTTCGATCTCCTCGGCGGCTTCGTAGGTCAGGTCGTCAGCCATCAGAATGTTCATGGGGGCGCGTAGCCGATCCACGATGTCTTCCTCGTCAGTCATTGAATCCCCGTTTCCTCGTCAAGTCGTGCGAGTCGTTCCATTGCCTTGTCCCGTGCCTCCCCGGAGTTTCCCTTCGGTGCCCTCGGGGGCTCCGCATGGGCATCCGCCTCGAGGTCGATCTCGGCCTGCTCCCTCGCCCTCTCGTCCTCCCACTCCTCTCGGCGGGGAAGGCAGAACCGGCAGAGGGACTCCTTGGGATCGGTGAAGACGTGGCAGCTGCACTCGTACCCCAAGGAGTCCCGGCGTTCGGCGTTCATGCGAGATCCGACTCCCCGACCATCTCGGTCTTCGGGACCACCCGGGAGAACAGCTCGGTCATCCGCTCGAGCATCTCGAAGGGGACCTCGACGTGCAGGAACGGCTCGAGCTCCCTGGAGTTGTCCAGGTCGAACGCATAGAAGTAGAGGCAGACCGTGGGATCCCCGATGTTGGCCTCGGCCTTCATCCGGACGCTGAAGCGCGGGCTGGGGTGCCCATCGTCACCGAGGTACTGCCCCGGGATGGTGATGAAGGAGACCGACGAGCTGGGGTTGAACGTCACCCAGGAGTCGCAAAGGAGGTCGCTGTTCACTTGGATCCCTTCTTCCTGTTGCGGCGAGGGGCCTTGATCTCAGGCCGCTTGCTGTCCTTGGAGTAGCCCACCCGTTCCGGCTTGCTTCGCTTCGACATTGCTTCCCTTCCTGTTGGGGGTCCACAGCTTGACCCGGCCTGACTTCCTGACGTAGTCACCCTTGCGAAGGATGTACGCCATCCTCGCCTGCACCAAGGCCACGGACTCGTTGAGGCCGGCCTTGACGTAGGCATCCACGACGGCGGACCATCCACCGTCAACGATCTTCTCTGCACGGGCAGGACCGATCCCGGGACACCCCGGGTAGCCGTCCACCCGGTCACCCGTGAGCGTCTGGATGAGGTGGTTCCTGTCGGCCTCCTCGCGGCTGACCTCGAGGACCCCTGCGTCCGGGTTGCTTGGGTTGAACCACTTCCCCGGGATCGTCTTCATGTCCTTGTCCCCGGAGACGATCACCACGTTCTTCGTGGGGTCAGAGGCCATGATCCCCATGACGTCGTCGGCCTCGAGGTTGGGCCAGGTGGCGCAGGGCCAGCACTCACGGATGTACTCGCGCAGGGCCGCGAAGCACACGGGCTTGCGGACGTCCTTGCGGTTGGCCTTGTACTCGGGGTAGATGGACTTCCTGAAGTTGTCCCGGTGGCTGAAGCAGACGGTGTACGAGGTGCCGTTGAGGCGCTCGACGAACTCCACGATGTCGATGTCAACCCGGCTCTTGGCCTCGGCAAGGTCGGAGTGCAGGGTCCAGAAGTCGCCACCCCAGTCGATTGCCTTCTCGACGGATGCCGATGCCGTGTAGCACAGGATGTCACCGTCGATGACGATGTGGGTCTTCACGACTCGTCCTCCTCGGCGGTCTCGTCGTTGGAGGTGACCACCTTCTTCACCCGGTCCTTGAGCATCTCGGAGAGGCCGATGACCTCCAGGGCGCTTCCCTTGAACTCCGTGATGAGCGCGTAGGACTTCTTGCTCCGGTCCTGGTACGCGATGAAGACGAAGGCGTCCACGCGCCGGCTGATCTCGTCAACCAGTTCCGTGGTCGATACGAGGGTGAGGTCGGGTGTCATCCATGAGCCTTTCCGTAGTCGATCCGCTTGAGTGCCTTGAGGCGGGAGACGATCTCCTGCCTCTGCCGTGAACCCTTGGGCCATGTCCGTGCCTGGGTCATCAGTTCCGCCTGGAGCCGCTTCTCGACGAGGTAGGGAGAGACCATCCGGGCGACGTCCACCGCCCTGTCCCCGGACACCCTCCACTCCCACGCGCTGCGCTGGTTCCCCCGGCATGACTTCCTGTTGATCTTCCCGCCCCACTCCCTGCGGAGCGCCTCGAGGACGTAGGGGAACGTGTTGGAGACCGAGATGGCCGGGGTTGTCCCGTGCCACACGGTGAAGCACCCTTCCCCATCGAGGTAGCCGGCGAGGTAGGCGATCCACAGGGGCCTCTCAATGAGTCTCGGCCCATGAAGACCCGGCACGGAACTCGCCGTCGAGGGGACACCGGAACCCGAGCTCTGTCCCAGCACCGGAGATTGCTGAGACCGCACCGTGTCCAACACGCTCTGCCAGCTCAGGCCGACACTCGATCTGGAACTCGTCATGGATCCACCCGATGACTGCGTAGTCCTGCGCCCACCCGAGCCCGTCCAGAGACATTTCCTGGACGAACCTGACGAGTGCCACCTTCATCACCACCGCTCCCGCAGACTGGAGCAGGGTGTTCAGGGCGGAGTGCTGCGAACGGACGGGGAGGCGGCGACCGTCGAGGCCAAGCAGGTATCCCCGCTGGGAGGCCGAGACCACCGCATCCTTGAGCATCTTGTAGGCGGGGACCTTCTTCTCGAAGGACGCACGGAGGCGCTTGCCGTCCTTGGCCGACCCACCGACCACCGAGCCGAGCTTCAGGTCGCCTGCCCCGTAGATCATCGCGTAGATCAGGGTCTTGCTCTGGTTGCGGCGGTCCTCATGGCCGGGGTCGTGCTTGTCCCTCTTGGTGCCGGCAGGGACCAGACCGAAGGCGATGGCGTTCTCCCAATGGATGTCGCCGCTCACCACGGCCTTGCCGTAGGCACCGTCGTCGTAGGAGTGGAGGTAGTGGGAGAGGCAGCGGAGCTCGAGCCCCGATGCGTCTGCTCCCACCAGCCTCCACCCCTTCCTCGGCAGGAACAGTCCACGGCACTCCTTGCCGTAGGGGCTCCGCCCCGCAGGCACCTGCGCCATGTTCGGGCGGGCATGGGAAGCCCGTCCAGTCACCGTCCCGCCCGGGTTGATCCTTCCGTGGATCTTCCCGCCCTTGGTCAGCTTGATCCATGCCTCCTCACCCTCGGCCACCTGCCCCAGGCGCTTCACCACCAGGAGGTACTCCGTGAGCATCTGCGCCTCCGGGTACTTCAGCTCCGAGAGGATCTCCTCGTCGATCCGCGGCTGTCCCGAGGGAGTCACCAGCACCGGCTTCCACCCGTAGAGCTCGTTCAGGCCGCGGGCGATGTCCAGGCGACTCCCGGGGTTGAACGGGATCGTCTTGGTCTTGGTCTTCAGGACCTCCTTCTTGGGAGGGAAGACCTTCACAAGGCTCTCCTTCAGTTCCAGCCGCTTCGTCAGGAGTTGCGCGGTGAGCCGCTCGGCACCCTCGATGTCGAAGGTCCACCCGGCGACCTCGATGTCACGGCAGATGGACGAGACCTGGTGCTCGAGTTCCCAGGCACGGTCGGAGATTCCCTGCTGGACCAGGTGGTGCCAGAGCTTGCGGGTGACCTCGGTGTCCTGTTCGCAATACTCCTGCATCTCCTCGGACCACCTGGACCAGTCCGCGGTCTCCCCGAATACGTCCTTGTGCAGCCCGAGGCGGTAGCCCCATGCTTTCAGAGAGTGGCTCCCGATGAGATCCTTGGGGAACTCGGTGCGCTTGAAGTCGTCGTTGCGGATGTCCGGGTAGCAGAGGCGGGAGAGGACAAGGGTGTCCACGACCTTCGCATGGGTCTCGAAGCCCAGCACCTTCCGCATGGCGGGGAGGTCGAAGTTGATGACGTTGTGCCCGACGATGGCCGGGGCAGCCTTGAGGATCCGCAGGGACTCCCCATGCCCGATGGCCTCGTAGGTCGATGCGAGGACGTTCGCGGTCACCGCATCGCGGACCACGATGGAGTGGATGCGGGTGTATCCGTCGAGGGCGTCGGTCTCGATGTCGAAGATGACGGGGTTCATGCCGCCTCCACCTGAGAGGCAAACACCCCAAGACGATTCTTCGTCAGTTCCGCATACTCAGGGTTTAGCTCGATACCGCAGTACCTACGACCGTTGGAAAGAGCGACCAGTCCTGTTGTACCTGCCCCGTTGAACGGGTCCAGCACAGTCCCGCCGGATGGGCACCCGGCTAGTACGCAGGGAAGAACCAAGTCCGGCGGGAACGTCGCAAAGTGGGCACCCTTGAACGGCTTGGTCGTCACCGTCCAAACGGAACGCCTGTTCCTTTTCTCCACTCCGCCAACAGCCTTCATGTTCCCGTTGGTCTTTCCAGGAACTCGGTTACTTCCAGCCTGTTTAGCAAGATTGTCTTGCGACAGCCGGGACACCGTGCTCCTTGCCACCGGCTCTTGTATTACCTCTCCATCGAAGTAATAACGCTCCGACTTTGACAGCAGGAATATGTACTCATGCGCCTTGGTGCAGCGGTCCCGAACTGATTCCGGCATCGGGTTCGGCTTGTGCCAGATGATGTCCTGCCGCAAATACCAGCCGTCCGCTTGCAACGCGAAGGCCACGCGCCAGGGGATGCCGATCAGGTCTTTGGGTTTAGCGCCATCGTCGGGGCGCCAGTTCGTTGTAGCGTTGCCCTCGCCAGTAAACGCCGGATGAAGTTTGCTCTGCCCTGGGTCGCGTGTCTTGCGCCCGCCGCTGCTGTAGCTGTCGCCAAGGTTCAGCCACAATGTCCCGTCATCTCGGAGAACTCTCCGCACCTCACGAAACACAGAGACCATCTCCGAAACAAAAGCGTCCGGAGTCTGTTCGAGACCGATTTGCCCATCCACCCCATAGTCACGAAGGCCGAAGTACGGCGGACTGGTGACGCAGCAATGGATGCTGCGATCCTCCAGCGTCTTCAGGAGCGTTCGACAGTCACCAACCAGCAGCCGTGAGTTTGAGTTCATTCCCCAAGCGCCTCCCGCGCATCGTCCGCATCTCCCCGGTACATGACCGCCGGCGTCCCCTTTCCGACCCAGGCTCCCTCGATGTTGAACGAGACCCACTCATGGGCCTCCTCCTCGGTCATGCCGTCGTCCATGAACTTCTCGACGAGCTTGGCGTGGTCGTAGATGACGATTGCCGGCTGGCCGCAACGGACCGCCCAGCCCACCACGGCGTCGTCGCATCCATCCAGAAACAGGGGGCCGTCAGCGATCATCCTTGATCCTTTCGCACAACCGTCTTATGTCAGAGACAATGTATTGACGATCCTTGGCGATCCAAGGGTCAGAAAGGAATATTGCCGTCTATTTCTTTCGGGTCCTCCGCCGGATCGAACATCGGGCACTCGGCCATGCGGCCCGTCTCCTTGTCGTACTCCAGCGCAAGGCAGGAACCCGTCTCTCCCGTGTAGCGGCACTTCAGGACGCGAACCCTCGTCTGGTTCTTGTTCTCGCCCTGCTGGTTCCGCTCAAGCGCGATCACCGCATCGGAGAGCTGCGCGATGCCTTGGCTCGACCGGAGGTGGCTGAGGCTTACCTCGCCTCCCTCCTCATGGCTCCTTCCGTCTACGCGCTTCAGGTGGCAGACCATGAACAGGGTGATCTGGGTCTCCTCGACCAGGGTGCGGAGCTTCGTCACCAAGGCATCGAGCATCCGTCGCTCGTCCCCCTGCCCGTCGTTGAGGCCGCTCACGGCGATGGAGATGTGGTCGAGGAACACGGCCTTGCAGCCGAGGCCCTTGCCCATGTAGCGGATGCGGTCGAGGAGGTTCTGCCCCTCGGTGGACCCGAAGTGGTCGTAGAGGTAGACCTTGTTCTCCCCGAAGACCCGGTCGAAGGAGTCCTTGAGCTCTTCCTTGTTGGCCCCGAGGTGGAGCCGGCGATTGGCCTCAAGGCTCATCAGGCCGATGGCGGTGCGGGCCACGGATTCCTCGAGGGCGATGTAGCCGACCGGGGTTCCGCTCTTGATGAGGTGGTAAGCCAACTCACGGCAGAACTGGCTC